CATAATGCAGATTCTTACACTGTGGCAGGTGTTGAACAAAGACGGCGATTTAGTCACACCTGCGTGGCGAAAGAAAGTGCGTTCATGGTTGAAAGCGTGTGTGGAAAGCTATCAGAAAGAATACGGTGAGGTGGATGCGGATGAATAAAGACTTAACTTCCCTGTCCTGTCCAAACTGTGGTGCGCCTATCAATCGGGTGACTATGAAGTGCGAATACTGCGGAACGGTGTTTGAAGAAGTAGGTTATCGAGAGCTGAAAATCATTCACAATCCTCACGCAGTTCCGATCAAGGCGGTAGTTAGAGTTCCGTGTGAGATGATTCATCAACTTGGTGACAAGGAGTCCGAGTCAATTATCAGAGATGATCGTTACTGCTGTGTTTGTGTTTAAGGGTGTTCCGGTGAAAACGATGATTGACATAATGCTTGCAGAAATTCTCGTTTCGCTGTTTTGGTGGTCACAGGAGAAAGACAAATGATTTTGATGCTTACATTAGAAGACGCAACGAAAGTATGCGCTGAACTGATACGAACATACGCTGACGATGTAGAGCTGTGCGAGGAAGACATTGAAGGAATCGAAACCGATTTGGAACAGAAATGTTATTTCTGCAACGACAATCACGATCACTTCAAAGAACTGAGCGATTTGATACAGGATATTAACCCTGCAGAAATCGTAGCTCACATCAAAGAAGACAACTTGAAAGATTGGTGTTTAAACATCCAGGTTGCAATGAACATGGAACTCATTCAATTGGAAAGGGGAAACCGAAATGACACTGATTAGAAACCTGAAAGCATTTATTTCGACATCAAAAGAACCGCTGAAAAAGGGGCGTGCGTTGGTTCACTTCACATCCGATGATCTTGGAGAAACTCTGAGCGTAATGGCAGAGGGAGTACAAATTACAATGAAGTATAAATACATCGAAGATATGGTGAAGCGTGAGCGTGACCAGCATTACACTGACGGACATCTGATTATCGATGAGACGGATGAAACCGATGAATCGGAACAGGAGTGCGAGCCGAGTGAAAGATCTTAAACCTTGCCCTTTTTGCGGAATGGAAATGTTCCTTGAGCAGAGGAAGAACAAGATGTACTACCTTTGCGGATACCATAAACCAAACTGCATCATGAATTACACGAAGCTGCCACCGTATAACATACCGGATGTGGCGATCATACAATGGAATCGCAGAGCGAAAGAAACACAGGAGAGTAAAGCGTGAGAGTAAAACTTGATAAAGATGCATATATGCCCGTCAGGGCGCACCAGGATGATGCCGGAATGGATCTTCGGACACCGTTCGATGTGACCGTGCTGCCGAACGGCTGTTCAGCCGTAATCGATACAGGAGTACACATGGAGATCCCAAAAGGATACTTCGGGAAGGTCGAATCCAAGTCCGGTCTGAATGTAAATCACGGGGTTGTGTCCTGTGGCGGTGTAATTGACTGCGGATACACAGGTTCGATTGTTGTTAAGCTCTACAATTTAGGAAAACTGCCGTATCAGTTTAAAAAAGGCGATAAGGTTGCTCAACTTGTTATCATTCCATGCATTGCACCGGAACTTGAACAGGTCGAAGAACTCAGCACGGATTCCGAACGGGGCGACAATGGTTTTGGAAGTACAGGACGGTAAAGCAGCCGTCATCCGATGCAAGAACCGCAAACACTACGCAAGAGATCACTATGACATCGTGGGCGGTATTCAAAAAATTACCGCTCACGATATCTGCTACTTTTGGTGCGGTGGATGCAAAACCGAGCCTGATGGATGGTGCTTCAGGGCTGAACCGATAGAGGGGAGCGTGAAACTGAAAAATGCCGAAACAGACAAGCAAGAAGATGCCGGATGATTTCACGGAAAAGTTCGACATGTATATGATGGCTATAAAACCTAGAACAAAACTTAATCCTAATGATGTAGATGAATTAAAACGTAGATTTATTAATTACCGTAAGAAGACTATTGAGTACGGTATGGAATTCGCAAACATCAATGCATACAAAGCTCTCGGGCTGTCTGCAGAGCAGATCAAATCTTATACCGGCCCTAGATATTCCGATAATCCCGAACGGGGAGATTTCCTCAGAGGGGTTCTCGATTATCTCGGCGCATACCGAGAACAGGCAATCATGAAGGGTTATGCACCGCAGATTCCAGGCATCTTCGCTCAGAAGAACTACGATGGCATGCGAGATGTGGCAGAGGTTCAGCATACGCACATTTCGGAAACCCCTCGTGATCTTAAGAGCATTGCAGCTCGATACCAAGATGTCATCGATGTGGAATTCACACCGAAGAAAACAAAGCAGATTGAAACTGTCGAAGTAGTGAAGGAAGGGGAAGAATGAGCGCAATTGAAGTAAAAATCGATGATGACTATTACATCATGCCGGACACGACCGGATATGTCCTTGTGAAACACGGAATCGGACACAGGGCGAAGACGAAAGAAGAATTCATATCGAGAATCGATATCGGCTACTTCTTCACGATTTCGGACTGCATGAAAGGCTATGTACGAGAGATTGAAAAAAATGCCGTCTTAGACGGGGCTGTGAGCGATGTTAGAGATTTCATGGGTATTTTATCAAGGAAAGAGGAATCGTTGCGTACAACCGCCCTTACGGTGGCAAATAGAGCGTTCTGTGAGGCAGAAGGGACTGATACCCGATGAGAGGACACCTGAAACCATGTCCGTTCTGTGGAGCAGATGCTCGGCTGGTCAGAGGGAAGAGCAACCTGTTTCTTCTCCAAGTCAGACACACGGACAAGTGTTTTCTGCTGAACATGAATGATCCTATCTCGTTTGATAAGACAGCTCTGATAGACCGATGGAACAGGAGATATGAAGAGAATGCACAGGAAAAAATTCATGAGCATTGATGAATTGAAAACTTATATTGAAGACCGTTTAACTATTAACTTCAATTATGATGTTATTGATGATAAGAAAAATGATAATAGAAGTGATGAAGTATATTATCTAAAAAGTAAACCGCTGAAGTCCGGCTCTTGGATTGAGATATACCCTCGGATGGATCTTAATGACGGAACATTCAATATGTACCAAGTAGTCGAGCATGACATTCTGAGGGCATGGTTACACTCATCTGCGGAAGACATCTGCGGTCATCTGAAAACCGACTTCAACTTCCACAACAGGCAGAGCCAGGCGAGGCTGTTCTGAACATAAAAAAAGGAGCGTGAGATCCACGCTCTTTTCTTATGCGGACAGTTTTTCCAGCATGTCATCGGCAAGCGATATGGAAGCAAGAATCTTTGCTGAGAAGATAATCAGATCCTCACGACCGGAAAGAACATTCTCCGCATGGCATTTGAGCCAATGCTGACGGGATTCTTCCCGTACTGCTGCGCTTGCGGAAATGTACCGCAGAAAATAGTTTTTGTAGTAGTTCATGGTTTAGTTATCTCCTTCTATGTATTTATTCTTCTGTGGTTTTTGTTTCAAGAATCCAAGAATGACTGTATGCGTCCAGGCTGTCATCATCGATGTACAGACCCTGAAAGTGAATGGTTTCTCCGCCGAACTTGAGGAAGGCATCGCCTTTTCCTCTCAGCTTTTCTGCGCCGGACATTCCGAGAACTAACTGTGATTCGCTCCACTTGTCAACCTGTAAGCAGATCCGTGCTGTGAGATTTGCTGTGATGTTCCGGCTGATGATGTCAGCGGTCGGATGCTGGACGGCGATGACGATATGGATTCCCGCTGCACGACCGAGGAAGGCGATGTTTGCAACCAAGTCCTGTGCGCTCTTTCCGCCTGTGTAGACTAACTGAGCAAATTCATCGATGAAGATGTACAGTTTCTTTCCATCCCACTTGCGGATTTTCCGTTCCTTCATGGAAGCATACCGTCTGTTCATCTCTGCCTGTACATCCCGAAGGGCATTGATTGCCTCAAGAGTGTTTGTGATGACGGGGCGTTTCAGGAGCGGATTTCCATCGTAGAACGGGGTCAGCTCAACCTGTTTCGGGTCAACCATCAGCATTTCGCAATCATTCAGACCGTTTCTGAGCAGAAGTGAGCATATCACGGAATGAAGCATTACGGACTTTCCGCTTCCGGTAGTTCCGGCGATCAACAGGTGAGGACATTCCGCAAGGTCCAGGGTGATGCCTTCAGCCAGCACGACCGTGCTTTTCGGCTTATTCATGATGTCTGCATTGATTGCTGCGCTCACGTACTCCTTCGGAAGAAGGTTTCCGTCAGGGGTCGTGTAGAAACATGTGGTGATTGTGTTTGTGGTTTTCATGGTTTAGTTTCTCTCTTTCGTTTGTGGTTATTCTGCTTCGGCTGCCTGTGCCTTTTCAGCACGTTTCTTGGCTCGGTAGGTTCTCATGTTCCGAGTGTTCATTGCTCGGTTCTTCTCTTTTCCGGTCGGTGACTCTCGCCACTTTTTAAGGGCTTCTCTGTGCGCTTCTAGATCCTTTTCCTTCCGCTCCTCAAGTTCTTTTGTATAGAGAATGAACTGTTCTACGGTTTCGGGGTCTGCTGGAAGTCCTTCGTTGACTTGAATCAGCGTTTCACGGACTTTGAGCAGAAGGTCGAAGTCCTTTGCTGTGATCCTAAGCATTCCTTAACTCCTTTCTTCTCTTGTAGTATACTACTTTACATATATAGTAGTCAACTACTTTATTTTTATATAATTGATATTTTGTGCATGCGTTCCTGACTGAGCAGAAGCGCATGGGCCTAACATCAATTACTGATGGTTTTTCAAATACTGCTTATAGTCGATCACTTCGATGATTTTTTCTCTTTTAGTTGCGGAAGTATCGAAGGACAGAAGATACATTTTTGTGAACCAATCGAACACTTCATCAGTATCGCAGTACTCCTTCAACGTGTGTTCCCGCTGCCAATTGGGCTGAAATGCGTCATCGTCAGCTTCCCGTGGGTCTGCGTCAAGAAACAGAACATCGTAGCACATGTCATCCATTGCGAAGAAGAACACGCCATCCTCAACCTCACCCATATACACGTAGATGTTTCCGCCCGTGTAGATGGCTTCGGCAGAAACGAACTTCCTGTTGAGGTAACGAGGGTCTGTGTAGACGGTCGGGAGATCCGTCCAGGCGATGACTTTCCAGCCCCCGCTGCCGTCCTTGTCTTCTGCCGTCCATCCGTCAAGGTATGTCATGAATGCTACCCTTCGGCACTGTTCTCTACCGCTCACGGTGAACGTTGTCGTTACGATGTACGTTCCGTTTTCTTCCGGCAGTCCGTCATTGACAGAAATCCAATTTGCTTTCATAGGTTTAGTTTTATCTCCTTTTCTTCGGGTTGATATCCCGTGATTGCCTCGTGCTGCACACGGGGCAATGGCTGAACATCAACGGCAGAAGGCTTCGATTCTTTCCGCAAGCTCTTGCGCTTTGCTGACTTCTTCCGGTCGGAAGTCATCGCTGTTTTTGATGACTTCCCGAAGATCATCGAGAACGGCAGAAGAGTTTTCTGTAAGGTCGTTCACGATAGACTCCATCATTTCATCCTCGGACATGCCGTTCCAGGGGTCGAGGTCGAAGAAGAATGTCATAATCTCACGGCTGAATGTTCCTAATCTTTCGGTTTTTTTCATGGTCTAGTTATCTCCTTTTCGGGATTGAGTACCCGTGAATGCTTCCGGCAGAAGGTCGGGAGCATTGGCTGATATTCAATCTTAGCAGAAGTAGTAATTCACTCCGTCAATTGTTGTTTTGAGGCAAGAGTCATCAGGTACATATTCAGACAGGTTCATAACGTAGGGATATTCTTTGCCGTTGACAATGACTGTTTCATCGTCTTTGACTTCATAGTCTTTCAGCATTTTGTAGGATTCTACGCAGAACTCATCTTCAAGCATTCCACGATCCATATTTTCGCTTCCAGCAATGCAACCATTGCAGAAGACATCCGCCGTGATATAGATTTCCTTTTCAGCGTCTTCCGCAAGCTCTGCGCACTCGTAGGCTTCCTGTGGATTCCATGTGGTGAGAATTTCATCTCCCGTGTTTGCGTCTTCAATAGTGAAGTAGTATTCTTTCATGGTTTATTATCTCCTTTGTTAACTATATATTAGCACTTTGCTGTATAGTGGTCAATCCCTATACTTAAATTAATTTAGGATTTTCGATCCTTTTTTTGGGCAGAACCGCAGAACCTGACTCCCGCTGCGGTCGCTGAAAATAGGGCAGAACCGCCGTTTTCAGCTTTTAGTCGTGGGCATTCAGCCATCGCAGAACACTCCCGCCGGAATTCAGCATTTCCCGCAGAACGGCTTCAGCGTTTTCCCTTTGCTGGAAATCGCCGACTACTTCAAAATCATCCCGCCGTTTGTGGTAGCAGAAGACATGAAACACGGAATCACCGCAGAACCTGTCAACACGCAGAACGCAATCATTAACGAGCATGGTTAAAACACCCCCTTCCTGGAAATCGGGTCTGATGGATCATTAGCCCGTGTATACCGCAGAACGGCTTCTGCGGTATAGGCTGAATAATGAACCTGTTCTAATTAGTAGTACCGGACTGCAGAACGGTTTATAACAAGGTCAGAAACCGCAGTTTCCCATGTTATGCCGTCTTTACTCCATGATTGACCATACACACGGAATTTGTAGCCGTTTTCGGTTTCGTACAGGTCACACCCGTTTTTTATGTCCATGCCTTCTAACATGTCATAAATGTCTGACAAATCCCGCAGAACGGTGAACCCGTACGGCATGCGGAAACGCTTGCTTTCAATCGGTTCAATATAGGCAAAATAGCCCTTGCCGAAATCAATTGCAGAAAGCACTTTTTCCTGTTCTGCAGTGTGTTTTTCAAGTGCAGAATCATCG